GCCTAAAAAATGTTTGTCTTGCGGATCTAAACAGACTAGACCGTTATCCCAACAAACTACCCCAGAGTGCAACTGCTTGCAGTCAATAATGACGAAGCTCCAACTCGCAAACCTGTCATAGATATAAGGTAATCTGCGAACAGACCCATCTGTATAAGCCTCTATGCCCATCTGCTGGTACCAGCAGATAAATTAGTTGTATTCATAATCCAATTCCACTTCTTCGTTCAACGCATCATGCGCTTTAGCCATTTCAGGTATGGAAGAAGAAATTTCCTCAAAATCACCATTGTCAATATCCCACCGAAGCAACAACTCCGATAGTTCTACACCCTCTCTGACCTTCAGCGAACGCATTAACATTTCATGCAGAGTTTTCATAGTCGGGGTCTGAAACAGCGCGAATACAAAATCTGCATCATGCAGAATGGAATCTGAAAAAGCAGCGCTAGCTTGATCGGCCGAAACGTGCGTTTCTCTTACTTCCTTGTTGAATTGTGAAGTAATAAGAATTGGGACTCTTGTTCTAGTGGCGACCTTTTTTACATCGGCGATTAGCTGAGCGAACTCCTCCCATTTCTTGTGCTTCGATGCAAGATAAAAAGAGTCCCATATTGCCAGATCATATTTTCCTAATTGAATAGCCATCTCTAAATCTAAAGGCGATGAAATCTCCGAAGGACCATAAAGATAAAAACGGCCCCAATCTTCAGTTTTCTCTAATTTTCTATACCATTTCTTCAGCGCAAGAAATTCTTCAGGAGTTAAATCTCCTTTTCTGAATTTTTCAACGCTAATACCTGCGCCAAGCGCATCAACGCGCACGCCTAATCTCTCTGGCAACATTTCCATAGAAGCAACCAGAACATTCTGCTTTGCACGAATAGCAGCTAGAGCATTCAAGAGCACCATAAAAGTTTTCCCTCTTCCTGCTCTTGCTAAAAATACGCCAACATCTCCTGGTTGCCAACCTTGAGTAACTGCATCCAAACTATGCCAAGGCGTTTTAATCCCAAGAACGCCTTTAACCTTCTTACGCTTGAAATACGCTTTTAGACGAGTCTGGGTATGCTGGTTAATGCAGAAAGCACCAGAGCTCTTATCATGTTTAAGCCGTTCTACGGCAAGAACAGCAGCTTTAAGCGCAGACACACTACCTTCTACATTATTCAGAGTACGCTGCTGCGTATATTTAGTTCTGAGTACGTCATCCATTAAATTCAGCGCATACCGTGTTTTTAATTCCTTTGCATAAAAAGTTACGGGCTCCTGCGCTATCGGAATAGCCAAGTCTTTGAATTTGCTCTTTACCGTAAAAAGTTTAGGCAACTTACCGTGATTAGATACAAACTCTGAAATAAAAGTATATACAGGCAGCCAATCAGGCATAAATATCTCGGGTTTTAGTCCCCTCAATAATCCGGGCTGTTTCTTTTGAATCAACGCTGAAATAAACAGAGCATCGGTATCCATCATGCCTCCTTACCAGGAGTCCATTTGGTCGGCAGAGAGACTACTGCAACTATGCGCTTAATTATATTTACGATTGCTTCAGTATAAGCAGTTCGCAGTTTTGTAGGCGGATAATTAGAAGTCACAATTATGGGTAAACGGCGGTCATATCTATCTCTGAAAATTCCCTCAAGAACTGCGCCACCGCCTTTATGCGAATCGAAACCTTCCGCGCCTAGATCATCCAGAAGCAGAAAGTCAACCTGCTGAATTTTATAGCGCACTAAATCGCCATCAGGAGCCTCGGCATTATCGTATGCTGCTTGTAGAATATCGCGGGCAGGCAAGAAATAAGCTGTTCCATTACGCCTCATAGCCTCTTTTAGTATAGATACTGCACTAGACGTTTTTCCTGAGTCGAAGGGGCCATAGATAAATAACCCTCGACCTATTTGAGCCTGCTCATGGATCGAAAGCAAATAGCGCGCAAGCTGCCCCTTTGCAGGCGATGGATTCATTTTCTTAATAGATACATCCCAGTATCTATCAGGAATGTTCGCCATCCGCAATTTTAAAGGGGTAACTGCGGCTACTCGATGATCCGCGAGCCTATACTTTTTTAGAACTTTTGCCATTCTTCCTCAACCAATTGCTCAGCCGCGCCGTCATAGCTTCTATCATGTACTTGCTTGCTTGGAAAACCTCGCTCAAGAATTCCATTGATTGAAGGAAAGAAACCACAAAATAAACCGGCGTGCGCTTCTCCGTACCATTTAAAATGTTTCTCTAGTGCTTTATAGTTCAGCACAAAAAATACGCCTACTCGCCTAGCTACTGAAGGACCGACTTTTACCAATAATGCTTTCAATCGTTTTCTATGCACTATATTAGAACCAAGAGGCTTAATGAGTATATTTCGCTCTATTGCCTTATCGAAGATCATTTGCCATAAAGTATTGCAATTCCATTTTTCCAGTGGAAGCCAGCGCCATTCTGTATTTAGAACAGCACCATTTCTTTTACGTTGAGCCCGCCTGAATTTCTTAGTGATAGATTCAATAGCAAATAAAGATTCTTTTCCTCCTATTATGTAAGCAGTTCTTCCTTCATGCTTATATTTGCGTATCCAATGCAGCCGCATTAAACAATAAATCTCTCTTTGAATAACCGAATAATCCAAACCAGATTTTTCAGATAATTTAGGAAGCGTGGGCAAACATAAACACCTACCTACAGGTAAATCTAAATACTGTGCATGGGATCTAACGTGCTTAATAAAAGCCAGACTACTACGAACTTCTTCAAAATAAGGTGACTGCATGAAAGCTTGGGTATCTAGCATACGCTCTCCTAATGTTTCTGTTGCAGAAACTGCCTGAAGTTATCAACAAACCAGTATTGCGCTGATGCCTCCACTTCAGCAGGCTCAAACTCTCGACTGTCACGAAAAGAAACCCACTGCCGCAAACAATTAATGAATAAACCAGTGCGCCCCTTCCCCGCACTACAATGAATTATAACACGCTCTTTCTTGCGTAAAAGCCCATCTAACTTGCGAACAAACGAATATGCCATTGATACATTGGGCACATTAAAATCGGGAATAGGAAAACGATGTACTCTCAATTTATTCTTGCGGTAAAAAGATAATAAATCCAAACCATAGTATTTAAAGTATTCACCATCAGTCAGTAGGCAAAAGATATGCTTAATCTTTCTGCGGTGCATAACAGTTATCGCGCGCTGAATTTCGGCAGCATCAACGGCTTGTGATGGATAGCCTGGTCTTGAACAAGTAAAAAGAGTCGAATAACCTCTTACTGAATAGATGGTCCACATATCAATACTCCTAATTATATCTATTCATCTAAATCATCCAAGTAGGATGAATCATTATCCGAGAGTTTAGATACCTCTGCTTCTTCTATTGCCTTTGCTACAGCCTGGGTAACTTCAACCTCAGAGGTATTGTCCTTCTCGATTATTATTGGATCCATGGCATAAGCCACGTAAGACATTCCTCCATCTTCGACTTTACAGAACGTAGGAACAATATCGGAACCCGACCACGCGGCCAGAGCATATGCCGCCTTGGAAACCGGGACAGGAAGTCCGAAGAAATTCACAAAAATTCCACCCTCTTC